ACAAAAAATCGGCGCGGTATTTTCGGCCATATCTTTTTTTTCGGGACCGTTCGGACGGGGACCGGGCGACGGAAGGCGGTTCGATCATGGGACGTCGGAAGGATGATCCGCTGCTGCAGGCGGCCACGGGGTTCCCCGGCCGGCGGCGCGGCAAGGTCGAGGCCGAGATCGAGGCGGCGGCCGAGGCTGCCGCGAGTGCGCCGGCAACGGCCGCCGACCCCTTCCCGACGCCGGACGTATTTCTCCGCGCACCAGCCTATTGGGGCGAGGCGATCCGCGTGTGGAAAGAACAATCGGAAGTGCTGCGCACCGCCGGGCGAAGGCGACCGGGATATAGACGGGCGCTGACCCGATATTGCATCTGGACGCAGTTCTACGTTTCGGCGGCCGAGCAACTCCGGCGCGATTTGCCGCGCGGCGGGGCATCGGTGAAGGTGAAGAAGGGCGACGGGGAGACCGTCATCCGCACGCATCCGAACATCGAATTCATGGCGAAGGCCGAAACGGCGCTGCGACTCCTCGATGCTGAGTTCGGGTTTACTCCCGTGCGCGACCAGGACCTGGTGCGCGTCGAATCGTTCAACGCCAGCCAGGGGAAATTGCCGCTCGGCGGCGCGCATCCCGCAAACCAGACCCCGCCGGCCGGCCATACCGCCGATCCGATGGATCTGATGAACGAAAGCGACAGCCCGCCGCCGGGAACGCTCACGAACTGAGGTGGCGACATGGCCGCGCCGTATCCGCTGGCCGTACCGCTTCCGGACTGGCTGCTCGAGGTCGCCGACGACCCCGCCTATGAATGGGCGATCTCAGGGTGGCGTCGCGCGGCGGCGGTGCCGGGAGCGTGGTTCGACCACGCCAAGGCCGACAGGATCGTCGAGCGTTGGCCTCAGATATTCAGGCTGACGAACGACCGCTTCAAGGGTGTCCCGTTCAGGCTGGTCAAGTGGCAGGACATCGGCGTCCGGCTGCTGGTCGGCTGGAAGAAGCCTATCGAGGTCATAGACCCGGCGACACACCAGCCGGCAATCGAGCATGTCCGCGTCTTCAAGCGGCTCGATCTTTGGATTCCGCGAAAGAACGGAAAATCGGAATTCCTCGCCACGCTGGCGGTGCTGTTTTTCGTGCTGGAGAAGGTTCACGGGGCGGAAGCCTACGTCTTCGGCCGAAACGAGGATCAGGGGCGCGTCCCGTTCGGGAAGATGCAGGACATCATCCGCGAGGCCGAGGGCCTTATGGAGGATGCGCAGGGCAACGAGCGCATCTCACTGCACGACAAGAGCATCTTTCTGCGGGAAACCACGTCGCTCTGCCAGCTCCTGACAGGCGCGCCGGACGGCAAACACGGTAGATCGCCGACCGTCATCGTCGGCGACGAGATCCACGAATGGCGCACCCGCGACCTCGCCGACTTCCTGCGGCAAGGGACAGGCGCGCGGCTCCAGCCGATCGAGCTTTATGCATCGACGGCCGGCCGAAAGCAGAACCGCGTCGGCTTCGAATGGTTCGAGGAGTCGATGGGCATCATGCGCGGTGATGTCGACGACCCGACGACTCTGGTCATCTATTTCGGGGTCGATGAAGAGGACGATTGGACCGACGAGGCGGTCTGGCGGAAGGCGAATCCCAGCCTCGGGCTGACGCCGACGCTCGATTACCTGCGCACCGAGTTCAAGAAGGCCAAGGGTCGACCAGCGCAGGAAGCGATTTTCCAGTGCTACCATCTCAATCGCTGGGTCGATCAGCTCTCCGGGTGGATACCGCGTTCCAAATGGTCTGCCTGCGGCAGCGCCGCCAAAGACTGGGCAGAGCTTTGGGTGCAGCACAAGGGACGGAAAGCCTACGTCGCCTGTGACGTGTCTTCAACGCGCGATCTCACCGCTCTTGTCGTCGTGCTGCCGCCAGATGAAACGAACGAAAAGTGGGTGTTTATCCCGTTGTTCTGGGTGCCTGAGGACACGCTCGACGCGCGGGCGAGGGAAGATCGACGGGTGAACTGGAGGCAATGGGTTGCCGACGGCGCGCTGCGGACAACGCCGGGCGACGCTGTCGACCAGGCGTTCGTGCAGGAGGCGATCAAGGACGCCTGCGCCCAGTTCGACGTTCTCGCATTCGGCTTTGACCCATGGAATGCCCGCAAGCTGGCCGGTGATCTCCAGCATGACGGAATGGATGGCGAGTTGCAGATCGAGATGCGGCAAGGTCATCAGACGCTTTCCGGGCCGACCAAGGAATTCGAGCGGCTGATCTTCGCGGGCAAGGTGGAGCATGGCGGGCACCCGGTGCTCGCCTGGATGGCCGGGCACTGCACGGTGCGTTTCGACGTCAATCTCAACTACGTGCCGGACAAGAAAAACTCTCTCGACAAGATCGACGGCATCGTCGCCGCGGTGATGGGCGTCGGTCTGGCGATGCAGGCCGAGGAAGGTGGCAGCATGGACGAGTATTTTCAGGCGATGGCAGGTGCCGTGTGAACATTCTTCGACGCCTCGCCCTGAAGGCCGCAGAAACGGCCGTTCGCAACCTGACTATTCGCGAGCCGGACGATGTTGTCTGGAAGCGGCTTGCCAGCGATTCCGGCGAGATCGTCTCCGACGAGGGCGTTCTTGGCCTGTCGGCAGTCTGGGGGTGCGTCAATCTGCTTTCCGGCACGATCGCCAGCCTGCCGCTCAACGTTTACAAGCGCGACCGTGACGGTCGCCGCGATGTGTCGCGCGACCATGCGCTGTATCGTGTCCTGCACGACAGCCCGAACTACGACCAGACCGCAGTGGATTTTTGGGAATTCATCACCGCCTCGATCGAGCTGTGGGGCAACGCCTATGCCCGCATCGAGCGGGCCGCAGGGAAGGTTACCGGCCTGCATCCGGTCAATCCGGCGCTGGTTTCGGTGCGGCGGCTTCAGAATGGGACGATCGAATATCGGTGGGCGCAGGAGGGCCGATATTTCGTCGAGAGCGACCGCACCATGCTGCATATCCGAGGCTTCGGCGGCGATCCTCTCGGCGGCATGTCCACACTTCGTTTCGGACGCAACACATTCGGCCTAGCCCGTGCCGCGCAGCGCGCGGCGGGATCGATGTTCCGGAACGGAATGCGGCCGTCCGTTCAGGTGTCTTTCGAGAAATGGCTATCGAAAGAACAACGGGATCTGGCTGAGAGCGTCCTGACCGAAAGGTATCTCGGGGCGATGAACACCGGCCGTCCATACATCTCCGAGGGCGGTTCGAAGATCGAGGCGATTTCGATCAATCCGGTCGATGCGCAGATGCTGGAAACGCTTTCTCTGACAGTCGAGGAAATCTGCCGCTTCTTCGGGGTTCCGCCCTTCATGATCGGGCACACCGAAAAGTCGACGAGCTGGGGCAGCGGCCTTGAACAACAGACGCTTGGTTTCCAGAAATTCACGCTGCGTCGCCGGCTGAAAAGGATCGAGCAGGCGCTGGAAAAGCAGCTCCTGACCCCGCAGGACCGCGCTTCCGGCGTGACTATCGAGTTCAATCTCGAGGGATTGTTGCGGGCCGACAGCGCCGGCCGCGCCCGCTTCTACCAGCAGATGACCCAGATCGGCGCAATGACGATCAACGAGGTTCGCGCGCTTGAAAACCTGCCGCCGGTCGAGGGCGGCGAGGTGCCCCGCATGCAGATGCAAAACCGCCCGATCGCCGATATCGACGAAGAGGCGCTGCGTCAGATCATGTCCGAGGAAGGATGACGATGAAATCGCAGCTCAAGAATGCCGCATCTCAGGAAATGTGGTCTCCTCCGCGCCTCGAGATAAAGTCGCTTGGCGAGAAGGGCGAGATCGTTGGCTATGGCAGCACGTTCGGCGGCGAGCCGGACAGCTATGGCGACATCGTCGCGCCGGGAGCGTTCACGGAATCCCTCGCGGCGCACAAGGCCGCAGGAACGATGCCGAAAATGTTCTGGCAGCACGATCCTTCGCAGCCGATCGGAAAATGGCTGGAGGCGAGCGAGGACGATCATGGCCTGTTGCTTAAAGGCCGCCTCAATCTCGGCGTCCAACGCGCCAGAGAGACCTATGAGTTGCTGAAAGAAGGCGACATCGACGGCCTTTCGATCGGATATCGGATCAAAGAATACTCGGTCGACACGTCGACGCATGTCTGGACACTGGAAAAGGTCGACCTTCGGGAAGTTTCCGTCGTTTCGCTCGGGGCGAACGACAATGCGACCATCGGCAGCGTGAAAGCCGCGAAGGCGGCGCACGAACTGACGGACAAGCTGAAGGCCGGGGAACGGCTGACGGAGCGGGAGTTCGAATTGTGGCTCAAGGGATTGGGCTTTTCGAACTCGCAGGCGGAGCGTGCCGCGCGCCTCCACCTGAAAGGGCTGGGGGAACCAGCCGCAGCGGAAGACGCGCTCGATTTCTGTCGGGCAATGCTGGGCCGATAAAGCCCTTCCCTCAATTTGACAGGACATCACCATGACTCACCATCGCATTCTCGCGGCGGGCGGCATCGCTTTTCTCGCCGCGTCCACCTCCATGTTCCGTTTTGGGCCGAAAATCGCTTTCAAGCCTGAGGACGGGTCGGGTAGCGGCACCAAGACCGCCGCTGAACTCGCCGCCGAGATCAAGGCCGATCACCAGAAGGCCGTCGACGCGGTCAAGGCGATCGCGGAAGACGCGCTCGGCAAGGCGAAAGCGGGGGAGGATCTCGGAAAGAACCTGAAGGAACAGGCCGACGAGGCGCTGGTCAAGATGAATGGCCTGACCGAACAGGTCGCCGAGATGGAGCAGAAGCTCGCCCGTGGCGATATGGGCGGCAAGACTGGCCAGAAGTCGTTCGGCGAGCAGTTCATCGAGACTGCGGAACTGAAGTCCCTCGCGGATTCGCCGCGCAGCGGCGCATCGGCCAGCTTGTCGATCAAGGCCGACATCACGACGGCGACAACCGACACCGCCGGCGCGGCTGGTGCTGGCATTGCTCCTAACCGACTTGCCGGTGTGCTGGAGCTGCCGCAGCGCCGTCTCACTGTCCGCGATCTGTTGACGCCAGGCCAGACCGACAGCCCGCTCATCCAGTACATTCAGGAGACGGGTTTCACCAACGCTGCCGCGCCGGTGGCGGAAGGGGCGGTCAAGCCGAATTCCGACCTCAAGCTGACCGACAAGGATGTCGCGACCAAGGTGATCGCGCACTGGTTCCGCGCATCCAAGCAGATCCTGTCCGATTTCCCGCAGATCCGCTCGCTGATCGACGGCCGCCTGCTCTACGGTCTCGCTCTCGTCGAGGAGGCGCAGCTGCTCAATGGTGACGGGACCGGCGAAAACCTGCATGGCATCATTCCGCAGGCTACCGCATTTGCGGTTCCCGCGGGCGCGACTGCGCCGACGCCGTTCACGTCGATCGACGTTCTGCGGCTCGCCATGCTTCAGGCTGCGCTGGCCGAGTATCCCGCAACCGGCCATGTGCTCAACCCGATCGACTGGTACAATATCGAGTCCATCAAAGACGATCTCGGCCGTTACATCATCGGCAA